CCGGTGCCGCCGCTACCGCAACAAATAAGTGGATGTTCGCAACCGGCAGTGTCGGGGTAGTCCTGGGAGAGGCTCGTATTGATAACGAGTCACTTGCTCAAGGCTTCTCTCCTGCCACCAACGACTCCATTGTAAAGGCCTCCCGACCGGTGGCCGTACGTTTCGATCCATCCATCTGGCTTACAGCCCAGGTCACTTTGCCCTAGTCCTGTAAACTAGATACCTAACCAAGAAAGAGAACGAGGAAGCTAAATGGCAACTCAAGAGTACGCCGCCAGCATCCAGGGTGTCGCAATTCGCGCAACACGCCTAGACGCAACTGGCAACCTTCTCAACGGACCCGGGGACAGCTACACAACGTCTGCATTTATGCGCGTCTCGTTCACTCCGGAGTACGAAGAGGGCGATGAAATCACAGAGAAGTCCGCGAACGGTTCCGTATGCGTAACCTACAAGTCGCCGGACACTCTGAAGCGCATTACCATGGAAGTAGCAATCTGCGAGCCCGACACCGAGCTTACCAGCCTGCTTTCCGGTGGTCTTCTGCTTCGCAAGAACCTGGGAACATTCGCTGACCAGAACGTTAAGAGCATCGGTTGGGCCTCGCCCGCTATCGGTGACGACCCCTCCGGTAATGGTGTGGCTCTAGAGTCCTGGTCCCTAGCCATCAAGGATGGCAAGAAGGCCGCAAATCTTCCGTACTTCCACTGGATTTTCCCGTATGTGAAGCTACGTCAGAGCGGTGACCGTGTAATCGAGAACGGCCTTCTGGCCAACACATTCGAAGGCTACGGTCTTGGTAATGATGCTTTCGGTACTGGACTTGACGAGAGATGGGAATGGCCGATTTCAACAAACCGTCCATACTCATTTGCACGCGCCGCGTGGGCTCCGTTAGGTTTGTCTGGGTTCTACACATGGCACGGCGAGCTAGTCGGAGCCATTGAAAATGTAGAAGGTTCTGGAACCATGGCCACAATCACCACCTCACTGCCACATGAGTATGAAGTCGGTGACCGTGTATCCGTAACACCAGTTGCGGCCACCACTCTTGTGGGGACATTCGTCATCACAGGAGTGCCAACTGGTACGACATTCACGTACGCCAGTGAAGTTACAGTCGCGTCTGCTACTGACACTGGGACCACTTCGGTCCCAGCAGGCTCTCGTGCAGTGACTGAACTCCCAGATGGGACCGTTGATGATGACTTCAACGTTCCTGGTAACGTTGACTACGTGTCTGATGAAGATACCGACACTGTAGTAAACTCCGACGAGGACCCGACCTCCTAGTCAGTGATTAGTTAATATCAGTAGGCGGCACTACTAGTTTCTACTAGAGTGCCGCCTATTGGTCTAAACAGAGAGATACGAATATGGCTGGACTGTGGGTACTACCCTCCGATCTTCCTAACGGGCTCGACACCTCCTACGAGGCTTTGGCCGCGTGTGAGGCTGCATCGTTTATTTTGTGGGGGCTCTCCGGACGTAAGTTCTCTGGTCTCCAGCTCGTCACAGAACGCTACGGCCACACCTTTCCCGGTGTAACAATGCGGATGGCGCAGCTGGGACTTCTATACGCGTCCGTCAGTGAGGCCAGTCTCGCCTTCCCTAGCTTCGCCGCAGACTTCTCAAATCGTCTGCGTCTCCGGGGTCGCCCCATCCGCTCTATTGACAGCGTCACAAGTGTAGCCACTGGGCTTGAGATTTCCTCCGACCGGTACTCCTTGGAAAACCACACCACTGTGGTCTTCAGCTTCGCATTAGTTGAAGAAGTTGAGATCACATACACCTACGGAACCCCCGCGCCTGCAGCCGGTCGTATGGCTGCACGGACACTTGCAGAGCAGTTCGCCATGCTCTGGGGTGGCCAAGAGGATAAGTGCGCCCTTCCGGATCGTGTCACTAATGTCACGCGCCAGGGTGTGTCATGGGTTCTCCTGGACAATCAAGACTTCATTGCGGAACTCCGCACCGGTATCTACTCTGTAGACCTGTTTTTGAAGACAGTCAACCCGCATAAGGCTACACGCCCCGCTAAAGTTTTCTCTCCTGACGTTCCTAGAGGTCGCAGACCTAATCCTCTCGGATAGCTCAAAAATACACTATAATGGAACGAGACAAATTGTCTCGAATGAAAGGAACACACCATGGCAATGACTAATTTCACCGCCGCAGACATGCCCGGCCACAGTAAGGCTGACGCTAAGACTGACAAGAAGGCCAAATCTCCTAAGGAATCTAAGGCCGAGACCGCTCCGGTTGAGACCCTAGAGGCTGAAGTAGTTGCGGACGCACCCAAGACTGAGCCGGTTGACGACTCTGCAGAAGAGGAGCAGGACGCTCCTGAGACTGAAGCCCCCGAGACTACAAACAAGTCTGACGCATCCTAACTCGAATTGAGGCCACACCGTGGCTATGAACATAAATGACTATTCTGTCTCTGATGGGGTCCTAGACCTCAAAGAGTTCATGGATCGGGCCCTGGAGACCCTTGTGGGCGTGTATGCGCGTGCAGGGGTCCCACTGCCTGAACGACGCTTCTGGTCGCTCCAGCAGCCTGCAGAGGACTGTGAGCAGGCCGTGGTGTCTCTCATCCAGATTTACTTGGGTGTCCCGGGCGACCAGGCGAACCGCCCACAGCAATGTCAGACGGCACCATTCAGTGCAGTTTTAGAGATAGCAGTTACTCGTAGTTACCCTCTCGGAGTAAACGGCAAAGCTGTGGCCGCGTCGGATATTATCCAGGCCTCTGGGGCCTCTGCAGCCGATGTTTGGATTCTCGGGCAGTCCGCAGCTGACTTTGATGCAGGGACCGATGGTATCCCCGGGCTAGGTGTTATCGCAACCGTATCCCCGAGGGGACCCTCAGGTGGGATGCAAACCGTAGTGATGCAACTGACTCTGGCGGTTATGTAGTCGTGGGTATAGGTTTTTACGTAGACTTTAATATGTCACTAGTTGACTTCCATGAGCCTCAATTTGATCACTTCAAAAACGCTCCTCGGGGGGAGATTGGTCGGGCTATCGAAAAGAATATCGGTATTCCAATTCTCTTGGCCGCTAAGCGTCAGGTTGGGGTAGATTCTGGCCAGTTGATGAATAGTATTCAGCTGATTCACAGACGAGTTGGGGCCTACCAAGAGTTGGTCATCGAATCTGAAAACAAAATTGCTCTTCTACATCACGAGGGAACCCGTCCCCACAGCATAACCGCAGGTCCAAAGATGCTTCGATTCTCCAGCAGAGGTCGAACGGTCTATACGCACCACGTAAACCACCCAGGAACCCGACCAAACAGGTACCTTACCGACAATCTCTACCTAGCGTACGTCTAGTACAATAGTAGAAGCCAGATCAACTGGTCTGGCAGTGACAAATAATCAATACACACCACAGAAAGATGAACAACATGGCTAACAACAAGAAAAGGTTCAAGGACTTCGGAGGGGCTTCAGATACCCCCGCGGCTCCGCTAAGTTTTGCCCTCTACGGCGAGACATTCGATGCCGTTCCCAAGGTTCAGGGCAAGATGCTTATTGAGCTAGTGAAGAAGGCCGACTCGGAGGACTCCGGGGCAGCTGCAGAAATGATTTTGAGCTTCTTCGAAGATGTACTACTCCCTGAGAGCTACACCCGATTTGATGCGCTCATCACCAGTCCGGACAAGGTGGTAGAGGTTGACACTCTGGCCGAAATTGTCGGCTGGCTCATGGAGGAGTACACGAACCGCCCGGAAGAGCGACCCGAGAGCTAATAACTTGGGCCACAGAACTGTGGCCCTACATCAACGGTAAGGCGTTGATGAGTGGATTAAACCTGAAAGAGATGGAGGCCAGTGACATGCTAGATGTTGTCCACTACCTCTTTGAGGACGATAATCACTATGTTAGCGAGGAGTCTGCGAAATCCCGATCCGGTATCCGGGTTGCAATCTACTCCAGTATGTATGGCACTACATATTTGTATCCATTCAATGACAGCAAGATTGCAAATTCTCGGGCCTACGTAGATGATGCGGAACTCGGCGCATCTGATCTTCCAGAACCATTCAACCCAGCTAAGGAACAGCCCACCAAGGCGTTTGTTCCGACATCCGACTTTGACCCTGAAGCACAGACACCGTTTTCTGGGCTAGACGGGCCAATGAGCTAATGAACATTACAGGAGAGGAGGTGCTCGCGTGGCCATAGGAAATATCGGTACGGCTCGCGTTATAGTCCGCGCTATTACACGACCCATCAAGAAAGATATTCAGCGTGGCTTCGCGGGTGCCAACTCAACGGTAAAGAAGGCTGGAAATAACTTGGGGAGAACATTCTCTGAGGGATTCCAAAAGGGCCACGGAAATATTTTCAAGAAGCTCATTAATGGTATTCGATCCCTGGGCCAAGAGTACGACAAAGCTCGCAGAGCATTCTCCGATCTGAACCGTACTGCGCAGTGGATGACCACCATTATTTCGACCCTAATTGGAGGCGTTTCTGCTCTGATAGGGGCTATAGGTGCCTTAGGTGGAAACGCGCTGGGCGCGGCCAGCAGTGTTCTTGTGCTCGGAAACGCACTGTTCTCTATCGCTGCGGGTGCAATTGCCGCTAAACTTGCGCTGGGCGGGGTCGGTAAAGCCGTCTCCATGCTCAACAACCCTAAGGGCGGAGGCGGAGGCGGTGGCTCTGCAGCGATGCTCCAGGCTATCGAAGCCGCAGAACGGTCTCTGTCTCGTACTATCGAGCGCAACCGTGAACGTCTGCTTAACGCGAACAACACTCTCCGCAAGGCGCAGCTTGCACTCAACAAAGCTATCAAGGAGGGCCGCGAGGAGATTCAGCAACTTGGATTTGACTCCGAAGACGCTGCCCTAGCTGAGCAGCGTGCCGCTCTTGAGTTGGAGAAGGCACGTATTTCTCTGGCCAGGGCCCAGGACCTCCCCCCAAACTCACGCGTACGCCAAGAGGCTGAACTAGCCTACCAGGAATCTGAACTCAACTACCGTAAGGCAAAGGACAGGGCTGCAGACCTTGGCAAGGAGCAGGACCGCCTCGCTCGTACTGGCGTGGCGGGCACCAGGTCTGTTATGGCAGCTACAGATGCTCTAGCTCGTGCTGAAGCCGCTAAGTCCAAGGCGATTCGTGATGGTCTTCGAGACCAGACGGATGCTGAGATGGCTTTGAAGGACGCTAAAAATAAAAAAAGCGGTGGCGGTGGCGGTGGAGGCCAAAACCCGTATGAAGGCCTAAACGCTGCACAGATCAAGTTTGCCGACTTCATTTCTGGCCTGAAGCCCCAGTTTGACGCGCTATCTGAAATTGCCGCCAACAGCTTCCTCCCTAGGCTGCAAGAAGCCATCGAAACTCTGATGGACAAGGCCTACCCAGTAGTTGCTAAGGGCATCGGCCTTATGGGCGCAGCTATGGGGGACGCAGCTATTGCGCTTGCTAACGCCATAACCACTACTAGAAACCTTGCGAATCTGGACAAGCTGTTTGTGACTTCAGCTCCGTTACTGGTCACTATCGGTGAAATTCTGGGCAAGGTGTGGGGCATCATGCTCTCGCTACTCAACGCCGTGGCTCCGATGGCTCAACGATACTTCGACTTCCTTCTTGACAGATTGACCAGATTTGATAATTGGATGAAGTCCATAAAGGGCAACAACTCCATGAGCGAGTTCTTCGGTAAGGCTGAAGTTGCTGCCGCTCAGTGGGGCAGAATTATTGACAACATCTTCGGAGGATTTGGGGGGATGATTACCGCCAACCTCGGTCCTGGGACCGGAGGTCAATACCTTCTGGACTGGCTAGAGAGGGCCACAGGTAAGTGGGACGGATTAAACGACACCACAGAGGGGGCCGCAGAGCTGAAGGCCAATTATCAGACGATGGCCGTCAACGCACAGAAGATGCTGTCTTCGATTGGTGCTCTCCTCGACGAATTCATCACACTAGGCCAGAACAAGTCTATCGGAAAGACATTTGATATTCTAGCTGAGGGTGCCCCAAATTTGGGCAACATTCTCGATAAGTTCGCTGATGCCGGTCCCAACATGGCTGAAGTTATTGTCACTTTGACTGAGATTCTTGATCTATTCCTTGACTCAGCAACCGCCCAGGCATTCTTTGACACATTGAATCTAGGATTCACGGCGATCAAAAACTTCATGGAACAGCCGTGGGTCCAGAAAATTGTTGAGTTTGCAGCGCCGATTGCTGGTGTAGCCTTGGCTCTTGGGGCGATCACTAAAGCCGCTATGTTTGGAAAGCTAGTTGTCGGCGGCTATCTCGGTATGCTTGTAGACGGAGCCAAGAAGGCACTAGCTCTCGCCGGGGGATTAAAGAAAGCTGCACTAGCCTCTTGGGGCTTCCTGAAGAGTCTTGTAGCTAATGCTAAGCAAATGGTCATCAACACAGCATTGTGGGTCAAGGACGCTGCAAAAACAGTCGCGTCTACAGTAGCTAAAGGTGCAGCTGCAGCCATAAACGGAGTTGTAACTGCAGCTCAATGGCTCTGGAACATCGCTGTCTCGGCCAACCCCATCGGCCTCATCATCCTAGCTATTGTGGCGCTCGTCGCGGCTATCGTACTGCTTATCACGAACTGGGACAATGTGGTCAAGTTTGTTACTGATATTTGGGACGGTTTTGTGGGCTGGTTCATGGGCATCATGGACGGGCTTCTCGAATGGTGGGACGGTGTTTGGTCCGGATTCATGGGCTTCATCACCGACACTATCGACAACATCATCTCGTGGGTGCAAGACAACTGGGGCCTCTTGCTCTCGCTCATCATCGGACCTATTGGCCTCATCATTCAGTGGGTAGTTGAGCACTGGGGAGAAATTCTTGAATTCTTCGAAGAAGTCTGGAACAACGTTGTCACATTCTTCACTGATGCTTTAGCAGGGTTTGTTGGTTTTTGGGTTGACTCCTGGAACAACGTCCTCAAGCTCGTTACCGATGTCTGGAACAATGTCCTCAAATTCTTCACGGACATCTGGAACAACATCAAGAAGTTCTTCTGGGATGCTCTAATCGCTTATGTGACATTCTGGAAAGACACTTGGGATGGAATTTCTGACACAGTTTCTGACATTTGGAACGGGATTCTAGGGTTCTTCAAGGATGTCTGGAACAACATCAAGAAGTTCTTCGAAGATGCTCTCTCCAACTTCACCAAGGGTTGGGATATTGTCTGGAATAGAATTTCTGATAC